CCTACTGGTGGTAGTCCTGTGAAGACGCCCGAGGCGCGTTGTCAGACGGTTTTTGCTGGCCGTTAATTTTTCATCAAAAGTGTTGTCCAATGGCAAATATTTAGACTCACAAGTCCTGCTGCCATCACATGACCGCGAGAGACAAGCTCCCATGTTGCCCATGCACAAATAACTAGCAACATGCCGCTGACACACCCTTCACCAACCCAGTTTCATTCAACACCCTCAACGCTTCCAACGCTTCCAATAACCTATCTGCCTTACTTTTAACTTTTTTCATAATTACCTTTTTTGTCAGTTTTTTTGGGAGGGTGGATCCGTTCCAATTTCAACGCCTGGAACAAGTTGCGGACCCCCTCCCCCCGTTTCATGTCACAAATCTTCGCACAATATTAGTTGGGTTTAATTGGATCGACATCCACCCAACAATGTTAGGCTTGACTATCTTTCTCTTCAATTACCTCAGCTTCAATCACTTGCGTTCGCTTCCCAGCTTTGTCGATTGCTGCTTTAACGATATCGTTGAGCGCTTCCATTGTTTGTTCTTGTTTTACTTGAGCAGATCTTGCCTGGCTCTGACTTCTTAATTGATGAGATTTGTCAACTGCAATAGCTGCGTTCACGGGTATCCTATCAAGGTTCAGTTCTTCTGGTTTATTGATGAGTTTATCGATGTAGAGTTCCATGCCCAGATGTGCGGCCATTTCGAACTTGTCTGCCAGGGTTCGGATTTTGTCTTGTTCGATGCCTTCGGTGCGAGTGATGCCTTGCACCATGTGTTCGGAGATCTTGAAAACTTTAGCTAAGAGATGACCCGGCATTCCCTCTTTTATGCCTCTAACGATAGCCTGGTGACGTTCTGGATCGCACCGTTTCAGTTCTTTGCCTGACACGTCTGTGAGGGCCACTGAAGAGTCTCTATCGTTCCACTGTCTTAATTTGCTTCTAGCCATACAATCTCCTATGCCATTTCCTGCGCCGCCTTGCCGCCTCTCGCTGCGTTTCTCATCTCCCGAGGGTAACCACACCGCTCAGCCCACATCCTACCCTTACGCCTCATCTCTCACCTCCTGAGCTAGAAGTCCAGGTTTGCAGGTGAATCCCTGCTTCTTGAGCTCATCCCATGGCATGCCCTTCGTTGCGCCTGCCAATCGTTCAGCGACCTTCTGGGTGGTTGTGGTTGCACAGAGCAGCTCGCCCCGTTTGTTTCTGAAGACCAACACAGCCTCCGTTTCGATTTCTGGTTTGCTCATAGATTTTCAACTTGATTGATTCCGCACCTGATTTCCTCGCGTGTCTTCTCTGTCCTGACGACCAAGAACTTCTCAGCCACCACTTCCTGCACCACTGCCTTCACCCAGGTTCCATTCCACTTCAGCTTCACATGCTGACCTCTCTCTACCTTCTTCATTCTGCTCTTCCTTCTGTCTCCTGTTCATTTATTATTTGGATAGCGGGGTTGGGGGATCCACAGCTAGTCCAACAAACCCCTAAAATCCCCCCTAAAGGGGATAGGGGTTTTTGGACTGTGGATTGGACACCCTGACTGACCCAAGTCCAGATACAATTTGGACTAGTCCGAAAATAGTTTATTAAACTAAATGTGTATTTATTGGACACGGTATTAGATTGACTTATTTATAACTATAAGCACCTGTCTCTGGGTCGCAGGTCATACGTTCCTTAAGCAGCGGAACCACCTTGCCGAATACGGATGATCGCCTCATTTCGCTGAACATGCATGCTCGTTTAACCAGTGCTTCAAGTGTAGGGAATGACTCTCCTTCAATGGACCTGTAGAATTGATTGTAATCAAAGGCTTTCACCGGCCTTCCTGGGTTCTTCTTCTCAGTAGATACCTCCTCAGGCTTCTCTGTCTGGATCCACTGAATGCCATGATCCGCATGCTTGAGATAGATGCTGTTGGTTGGTTTTCCATCCAAGTCTGTGGCGCCTGCTCGCTTGCCTCTCTTCGCCAGCTTCAACTCAAAGTCCTCGTTGGGCATTTGACGCAACACACAGACCGCTCTAGCCCAGTTCACAAGCTCTGAGGATCCAAGCCCCAGGTAAGCGAAATCGTTGCTTGTCCATCCCTGCTGGCTCTTGGCGTCCTTCGGTGGCTTACCGGTGTGATGGACACACGCAAAAATCACTCCTGTCCGCTCTGAGACTGGATTGAGCCAGTTCCTCAGGAATGTGCTGCAAACCTCCTGCTTGCTGATGTCGGCGCCGATGAAGCTCAATAACGGATCAATCCACACGATGTCAGGCCTGTGGCGATCGATGAGCCTGCTCATCACATCCACAAACACCTTGCCGGTATGAATTGTGTTGCGCTGAAAAACGATGTTGTCCTCAAGATCATCGATCTCATCACTCCAAATGTCGATATCCATGCCGGCCAACACTCCCTGGATCATCTCTGCCAAATCGCCATCATCGTTCTCTGCCTGCAGAACCATGGACCGCAGTGGCCTGTCAGGCTTGATGCCGGCAAACGCCTTGCCCAACGCCCAACAGATCACCATCTGCGCCGCCAAGCTGGATTTACCAATGCCTGATGGTCCTACCAACAGCATGGATCCACCTTTGCATAACCACCGATGACCTAATACCTGGTTTGGATCGTTCTCCGGAACAAACTCCAGCAGCTCCTTTATCCTGATTGGGTTTCCTAATCCGTCCAGTTGCCTCTCTGCTGCCCATTCGTCGAAGCTTGGTGCGCCAATATTCACTGCCAGCAAACGCTGCCTGGAGTCGAACCTGGCGCAACCAGTGAACCGTGAAAGCCTCGATGGATTGGAATTCTTCCTGTCTGGCTTGTAATCAGCGAAATGCTCATAGATCAGCTTAACCTTCTCGTTGTATTCCTCCCGGGACTCTGCATCGACACGCACCCAGGCATGGAGTGATTTGCCACCAGAATCGATGACCGCAGCACATGGGAGATTGGATTGCCGGTAGAGTTCCCACTGTTTCTCCTTGGGGAGATCGTCGAATTCGATGAGTGCATGCCTGAAGTGCAACACATCGCTGTCCTTGGTTCCTCCTGCCTTGAGTGGATTGATGGCGCAATAGATGCCTGGGTTACCCTCTTTCTTGAAGATCCTGTTAATCTCACCATCTTTCTTGTCCAACCTCTGCATCCAGTCTTCATATGTCAACGTGATACCTGAATGCACTCGCTCAGTGCCGTCCTCATCCAGCTTTGCATCAACCAGGCGTATTCCTTCACCGGACCTGAAACACGTCTTCAGAAGCAACCTGGATGAGTCTGGAAGCTCATCTGGAAGCTCGGTCTTCTTGGTTCCGGATCCAAACCGATATTTACCCCTGCTGATACTGCTCTGGGCTTCAGGGGGGGGAGAATAGTGCGCAGAATGTGAACCATTCCTGCTACCTCCATCACGGTTGATGATTAGCTTGAAGGCTTCGCTTGCCTTGTGCGCCAGTTCCGGATCACTCCAGGGTGGCGAACATTTCTCGTTGTAGATTTTCAGCAACAAAAAAACCTGCGGCTCGGTTAGACTTGGGTAAGTCCTGACCAAAGCGCAGGCTAGTGAAATCGTCTGACCGTGACCATCGGATCCTGAGATCGCGCCTGGTGTCGATTCAACGTACCTTCTCGCGCGTTCAAACTCTGTCATCATCGTATCCCTTGTTCAACCGGTTTTTGTCGGACTGAATGCATTCATAGATCATTGATAACAATACTCCAGCTGCGAATGACAGAATGCACGCGATGGTTAATTGTGCAATTGATATTTCCATGGTTTTGTTTTTGGTTAGTTTATCTTCTTCAATTTGTTTTCATAAGATGTGTAATCGAACTTGGTTTCACACTTTAAACATTCCAGGATCCAATGATGGTATCCATGTGCGAACTGACTTTTCAAGGCATTTAACCGATACCCACAAGCTGGGCAGTCCTGACCATGCGCATGCCGATGGATGGTGAACTTCGGAAATGCGTTGCATTCACACGCTTCCTTCGGGCCGGGAATGTCCCCGTTCCCATGGTAGGAACAATCATGAAACAGCGATTTTTTCATAGATAATACTCCCCGATTGAATGCCATCCTCCTGTTCGATCGACCCTGGCACGTTTGGCCGGCATCAAATCTTTAAAATCACCCCCGACATTGTCACCGATCCAGTCATCCCCAGCTTTGCTCCCAACCGGAACACACATCGTCGTTCCGCAGAGCTGGTTTTCGTTTGCCCAAACCCGACCGTCACTTGTTGGTTTGGCGTATGCTTTGTTGCCGCGACTGATCCTCCCACGTCCACCGTGACTGTAGATGCATTGGGAATAACCAAAAAAGGTGTTATCGTTCGTTTCCACACATTGGCCCGAATAGAATATGCCTGCCTGCTTGAGCGATCCTTGGGAGTGCATCCGGTGCGGCCCTTCGATTTGATTGCCGTTGATACGTGCTTCAGCCAAGAACACATCATCGTCTGGCCTGGCGCTTTCTGGCATCCAATCTGCCTCGATGATGGGACCGTGGAAAACGCTGACCATGGCGCCCTGGTGCGCTTGGATGTTGTTGTCGATGATATGCAGTCTGTCGGGATTACTGGCAATGTAGATCGGGCATGTTCCGTTCTGACCGACAATGTTCAGATGTCGGATGTCCTGTTTGAATGGGCGCACCTCCATACCGCTTGAAAGTTTCGTTGCCGGCTCGACGTAAAAGCCAACCGGATCTCGGTGCGGGTAATAACCGAATCCAGGATTGATTCGAAGCACCTTGTCTCCGGTGGCGTGAAATCGGATCGCTCCTCCCCAGCGGGTTGAGTTGCGGACTTGGAACATACCAGGTATCCTCGCAGAGTTCTGGAAGTTGTATTCGTATGGGCCAAACATGAGAGTGATGACAGGCATGTGGACAGTGCCATACCATCCAGGTGAATCCGGAGTGGGTGACGGTCCATACAGGTTCGTGAACTTCTCCTCGCCTTGGTGCCAATATTCTTCTTGGATCTTTTGCCCCACCTCGATCGCCTTTTCCCACGATTCATCTGGGTTGTATGGATCGATGTGAAATACGTGAGGATCAGGTGAACCGGTTTCTTGGCTCTTCTCAAGCGTTATCAATCTGTTCCTGATTGACGCCGCTATGTCATTCAGATTGGACAATGTTCTGTTTATTGTTTCCCTGGACAATTCCAGTTGGCCGATTTGATACTGATGTGCGTTTTTCTCGTTACGCAAACTGGTGATCTGGTCTTCAAACTCACTGTGCTGCTGGTTGATTTCATTGAGCTGTCCAGGCATGCTCAAAAGAGACTGAAACTCTTCGATTGCTTTTTGTAGATTTTCCATAGCTATTATTGTGTTATTGTGATTCGACATCCAACCAGATCATGCCGGCTGTATCGTTTGTATGTATCCAGATGCCAGATGATATTGTCGTCCTTGAAAACGCCTGCATCCACAAGCGCATCAATTGTTGATTTCTCAAGGTTATCAATGTCAGGCTTCGATGAATGAACCATTGGGGCATCATCCTTGAGCACTGGCAATTTGTTTTGCGTTCGAAAATGAGACTGGATCCTGGGCATAAAGAATTCCAATACCACCTGGCAAGGGTGATCAATCGGCTCCTGTTCACTCACCCAGAACTCAACGCCTTGTTTCACGCACTTCTTCCATGCATCAGCGGTTTTGGGCGTATAAATCCCAATCTTGGATCCACGGCGATATGCCTTCGGCCTTGGCTGAGCTTTTGGTTCTCCCTTAATCCAGAATTCAATCATGATCGTTGTGCGAAAAATTTACGGGCATCACCTTGAGTTGCGGCATCGATGTCACCGATGTATCCACCCTTACGCATTGCCCACTTTTGTTTATGCGTTGCCGGCTTTGCGTTCTGGTGCTGAAAATATACATCAATGATTCGTGATGCATGACCTTTGCCATTGACCGAATTAATATCGATGCCTGCCTTCTCGATTATCTTCCTCTGTTTGTCGGTGCATCGTTGCCGATGCCACTTCATGGTTGGTTCCCAATAAGCATCCTCCGGATCCCCCATATTCATGAACCATTCTGCAGCATCGATAAACTTGGATTCGTTGTGTTTGTTTTCTGCTATTTTCCTGCGCAAAGATTCTTCCCGTTGCTCTTTCGCGGAGTTCTCCAAGTCTTGCAAATCCATTTCAGATCTGCCACCAGACTTTTCAGCAGCTTCAGTCATGATCTGAGCGATCTCATCGTCTTGGGCAACTAAGTGAGCAGGTCGAACCAAGTTGTGTTTTTCATGCATCCACAGGAAGTCCAAAAGCAAAAGGTTATCCTTGCCTTCATGCAGTCTGGTTCCACGCCCTACCATCTGGCTATAAAGAGCCCGAGAGCGTGTAGGACGCAAACATACCACGCAGTCAATCGAAGGGCAGTCGTAACCTTCGGTCAGAAGCATGGCGTTTGAAAGCAGGTCGAAGTCACCTCTGGCAAACTCCTCTTGAATCTCTTTTCGATCCTCCGAGTAACCGTCGATGTGTTTTGCGCGGATCCCGATGGACTGGCAGATCTCAACGAAGCGTTTGCTGGTGGCGATCAGCGGAAGGAAGCACAGTGTTTTTCTCTCCCCTGCTTCATTTCGAATCGCCCAGGCTATCTGCTCCAGATAAGGCCCGAGGGCATCTCCCAATTCTTTTGAATCAAAATCGCCGGCTGTCTGGTGGACCTGACGAAGGTCCAAGCGGATCGGCATGGTTTTAATTTTGATTGGAGACAAATACCCATCCCTGATCATGTCCACTATGTTGGTTTCATAGGAGACATTTTCGTAATAGGATCCAAGATTGCGTTTGTCCCCTCGATCAGGTGTCGCTGTTACACCAAGCACCTTTGCATGAGAATCAAAATGGTTGAGAACCCTCTGCCAGCTGTCAGATATGCTGTGATGCGCCTCGTCGCATACAATCAAGGAGAAGTGATCGCCAGGCCAACCATCAAGCCTGTTGATCATCGATTGCACTGATGCGACGACTACTTTATCCGACAGACTGGCAGAGTATTCTGCTTTTTCCTTACCTGCATTCAGTCCGGTAGCATGGAAAATTTTATCGATTGCCTGATCGATGAGTTCCTCACGATGCGCCAGGATAAGCGTCTTGCCTCTCGCCATCGATGCCAGGTTTGCGAAAACAATTGTTTTGCCCCCACCGGTCGGAAGAACCAGCAGTTGCTTGTTGTATTCCTTAAAACCTTTGCAGGTTTCAGTGATACTCTCCGACTGGTAGGGGCGCAGGTTCATGCGAACGGATCCTCTTCTTTGCTTAAGTGTGAAGTGTCGCGTGGAAGTTTTTCGCGTTCCGAAAGCCAGATGTCCACACGATTGTTTTCGACCTGCTCTTCCTTCTTGTTGGTGTAGACATTAACATAAACCTTTGCCCAACCTTGAAGACCCAATAGAGTCGATTCTTCAAGTTGAATGTCATCGCCTTCTTTAGGTGGATTGCCATTGTGTTGAAAATTGGAAGCCTTAATAAATGAGTCCACTTTCCAGAAGCAAGATTCATGAAGGATCAACTTCTCTGTCCACTGCGCTCTTGGCTTTCCGTCTCCATCAAAAAACTTGCATTTGATGTCAACAAAATCGGATCCGTTTGTTACGCCTTGAGATGACATGATCCCTGCGTCAACCCCGACGACCTTGAATTTATATTCCCCTTCTGGCAACAGCTCAAAGCTGTCCTGATCTGTAAATTTGTATGCTGGCATTATTTAGTCCTTTCTTTAACGAGTGAATAAGTGGTTGCGGAACGATCCATGACGTTCTCCAAGAATCGTTCCATTTCCTTGGTAGCTGCTGCTTTTGAGATTCCCTCTTTGAGTCGATGTTTTTCGACCAGATTACTGAACGACACCACGCAGCAATCAAGGAACTCATCCTGATCCATGCGTGACGCATTGAAGGCGCCACCGATGTCAGAAATAATTCGACGACCTTTACGTGCCTGCACCTTGAAGCCTGGAATGTGAACATCGTTATCGATCGCCATCTTCTTGGCGTGATGCTCGACTGCATCGCACCATTTTGAAACGTGACGAGCGACCATCAGCGCTTTGGACATCTCGACCGGGTTATGGATCTGACTGGAATAGTAGTTTTCCAGTGACCAGTCTTCTCGACCATCGACAACATCCATGGCTAACGAATTGAGCGCGGGGCATTCTTTGGCTTTCGAACACCACCCGCAATATTCACACGGGGTTTCCTTTGCTTCTGGATCATTCACCTTGGCTTCTATTTCATTTATGACCTCCCATGCTTCATCCCGGGTGATGGTAAACGTGACTGCCTTCTGGGGTTGCATGAACAAAATGTGGCAGTGGACCTCATCAATCCCTTGTTCCTGCATCCACCCAAGTGAATAAGCAATCAGCTGTTCACGGTAGTTTCGCTCCCGCCATTTGAAGTCCAAGATGTGATTGGCACACCCCACGTCAACGGTCCCATCCATGATCTTGTTAAAATCATCGCTGATCAAACTGATCGGCCTTTCGACATGAAGCTGTTCATACTCCATCGGAAGATTGACTTTGACGTATTCAAACGCCCAAGTGATCCCTTCAATGGACTCAGTGTCGAATCCATAGATTTCAAGAGTGTCGTCAAGGCTCTTCGTGTCCTTGTTGCGAAGGACCTTTGCCAACGCCTCGTGGCGCCTTGTCCCTTCATCAGTGTAGTCTCTGGCTTCGCCGCTTTCAAATTTCGGGCATTGAGCCAGGATAGGCAAACTGGAAGGTCTCATGCTGGCACCTCCTTCTTCACCCGTTTGCAAAATGCATCCAGGTTGTTTAAGACAGTTTCAGCACGCCCGATTGGCAGATGCTCCATAGTCATGCCCTCTTGAAGCCACCCGTTCTTGCGCATCCACTTGTCGGCACGAAGCCCAAGAGCCCCGAGAGACTTTTGCAGTTTGTCGAACACATCCTCCGGAAGCGTTTCGAAAACCGGTTTTGGCTCTTCCGGTGGCGGGAACGGTTTGTCATCATCATCGACAACTTCAGCATCAACCACCTGGGGCTCTTCCTTCTTGCCCTTCTCCTTTTTGGGTTTTACTGCTTTCGGGGCAGGCGCCTCTGCAGATTTGGAAACCAGTTTGATTTCTTTGGTTGGCGCTGGCTGCGATGGTGCCTCTGCGTAGTCCTCCAACCCGCACGAAATACCAGGCGCAAGAAGTGAAATGCCATCGGCCAAAACGCGATTCTGAAGCATTTTATGTGGAAATGATTCCCATGCAGATCCTTTTCGGACAAGGTTTGCTCGACGGGCATCTGCCATAGAAAACGATACGGTGACCGTCTGCCCATCAAGAGTAAATTTTGCAATAGCTTCTCGTGTCTCAGGGGTTTGATCTGGTTCTCCTCCGTGTTTTACCCACTCAATGGTCCCCCCTTGCTCAATAAACTTTGCGTGAGAATATCTAGGCTTCTGTGAAAGCTTTCCCCCGATTATGTGGTATTGCTTGTCGAGTTCAATTGGGGATTTACGCTCACACATGCATGCCATGGCGAGCACTTCACCTGCCTCCACTCTTTCAAGTCCGAGCAAACCGGACTTTGCAAATGCCATGCCCATTTCATGCATGGCTGTCATAGGATCATTAATCTTATCCCAAACTTGTAGTTGACTATCGTTATTCATGATGTTTTACTGAATGCAGTTTATCTTTCATGGTTTTTGTTGTTCGAACCCCGTTCAGAAATGAGCGGGGTTTTTTATGCCCCACTCCCGTTTGCATCCAACAGCAGGGAGTGGGGCGATTCGTCGCATAACGGTCGTTCCTGCAATCACGCAGGTATGAATCCTAGTTATACGTTTTCCCTATCATCACTCGATGGAGGGAAATTCGCTTCGTGATGCTGCCAGCATCCGGAAAGTATCATTGCGGCATAAGCACCGCAGCAGATTAAAATGATTATCGTCATATCTTTGCCTTTTTAATCTTTGACTCAATAAGTTGTTCCACGTAACCTTCCAAAGTCACGCCTTCCGCTGCTGCGAGCATCCGGAGCTTCCGATGGATCGGCTCTTTTACCCGCAGTGTTTTGGTTTTTTTCTTGCTCATTCTGAAATCAGAATAATCGCATTTTCCAGTCTGTCAACTTTAGACTTGAAAAAAAAACGATGCCAGCTATGAGTTGTTCAAATGAATGTTCTTCTGCTGCCTTGCCACACAGTTCTTGAATACGACCTTCTCAGGATGTGGTCTGATATACCAAATGTGAATTTGATGTCTCCCGGGAGCTACTGGGAACCTGACAAAGGATCCGCATTAAGACCTCCTTTAGGTTTCAGTGTTCCCAAAGAGTGGATTGACGGGTGGAACACTATTAAGCCAGGCGATCTCCTTGACCACAAGCTCTACATAAACAAACAAGCAGTGGAACCATTTGACATTATTGTTGTCATGCATGAGTGGAAATACATATTCCGAAACTGGCATGCATTAAAAAACAAAAATGTCGTTTGGTATGACATAGGGCAAACAGAACCGGGTGACGAGACTGACAGGATAAAGAGACTCAAAGAACTTGGAGTGAAAATTGTCAGATATTGGGATGGATACCAGACGCGCAAAGATTATCAGGGGCATGACGCAGTGATCCCATTCGGGAAGTATCCTGAAGATTTCAACAAGTGGGAAGGAGGCACAAAGAGCGTTATTGGGTTGTGCCAAGCATTTAAAAAAAGAGCGGATGTCTGCAGGTATGAATGCTGGGAAACAAGCACAAATGGACTGCCAAGAGCATTGTTCGGGAATGATAATGATGGAGTTCCAGGGTGGGTGGGGGAAAAGGATTATTCCCATCTTATAAACGGGATGCTGAAATACAATGCTATGTGGTATGGTGGGACCAAGCCTGCTCCATACACGTTAGGCCTGATGGAGGCAATGTTCATTGGTATACCAATTTATGCAGTTAGGAATCCTGGGTGGGAATCTGCTTTGGTTGACCTTCTTCCGTATTTTAATTTAGCAAACAGCTCTGAAGAGCTTCGCTTGATTTTGAGCAGTAATCTTGAAAAGCCAAAACATGTTTTGCGCTCTGTCTCAGAACATGAGCAGGAAACCGCTTTAGATTTATGGGATGCGAATAAGATAAAACGTATGTGGGAGAAATTATTTAAAAGCCTATGAAAATTTTCTGTGATTATGTAGGGCATTTTGATTTGCTGTATTCATTGTTTGCGACTTTAAGCAAGAGACTAGGACATGAAATGTCGGTTCCCAATCACGATCGTTCATGGGCTGAGAAACACAATCTTTACAACATACATAGCGAGTCGCTTAGAAATGCCTTGAAAGGCTTTCGATACTTGAGTCATGAAGAATTCATCAAAGAAGATTTTGACATTGTCATATGCACTGCTGAATTAAATGAGAAGCCCATGAAAAAACTGTTTGATGATCATGGGTCTTGCCGGTCTTTTGTTCGCCACATAGGTAATCTGTGGGAACAACCATTGGTTGCAAAAAACGTGATGGCAGCAATCATGCACCCAATGAAAGATGACCTTAACATTCTTCACTACATACCAGAACATCCTGGATATTTCAGTCCAAAAATTCACAATAAATCAAATGAATTGTTCGCATTGGACAACTACACATTGAATTATGAGATTTCGAAAAATACATTTAATGAGATCAAAAAAAATCTTAAAAACACAAAAGCTATAATCAGACCATTTTCTTCAGATCATAAAAATTTAGTATCATGGTTTAACAGGTCGAAAGCGTATGTGCATTTAAAAGCAAATGGAGGTTGTGGCTTTACCCTAAGGGAAGCCCTTTTCTGCGCAATTCCAGTTATTGTCAATATGTCATTTGTTTATTCTCATTTCACCATACCAACAAAATTTTTAAAGGATGGCGTTAATTGCATCGACTTCGACACAAAACTGCGTCCATTTGAACAAAGCATGGAAGTCCTTGAAGATTGGCTGGATCCAGCTCACTACCAAAAAAGGTGCTGGGATGCGGTAAGTTATAGTAAATTAAAAATCAATTTTGAAAAAGAATCTAAATCAGTAAACAAGTGGATCAATAAACTGTAAATTATGATACATCCTACAGCAGAAATTGAAGAGGGAGCATTTGTCCATCCAACTGCAAGGATCTGGCATTATGCACACATCAGGAAAGGAGCACACATCGGAGAGAACACAATCATTGGCAGAGGCGTATTTGTGGACATGAATGTCCATGTAGGAAAGAATTGTAAGGTGCAGAACTATGCCTGCCTTTACCATGGCACTGTTGTTGAGGATGGTGTCTTTATCGGACCTCGGGCGATCACTACGAATGACAAACACCCTCGCGCTATCAATAAAGACGGGACAATTAAGACAGAGGATGACTGGCAATGTGGGCAGGTGGTGATTGGTGAAGGCGCAAGCCTGGGTGCTGGAGTTATCGTCCTCCCAGATGTAATCATTGCCCCAGGAACCATGATTGGTGCTGGAGCAGTGGTAAGTAAAAACACAACTGCTGGAACATATAAAGGTGTTCCTGCGGTTAACTACGGAGATCCAGAATGAAGGTGCTGACCGACCTGCATCACCGTGATCTATTTTATTCAAATCACTTGTTGTTTGAGAAACGATTGGGTTTTGAATTATTTAGGCCTATTGGTTCTGAATGGGCAAAAGAAGGTTTGTGGTCAATCCATGAAGTCTGCCATAACGATATAAATATGGGGATTGTGACGCAATTTCTTGAATTAGATAAAGGTGAGAATCTTACAGGGAATAAATCTTTTGAAAAAGATGGAATATGGAACTTACATAATGACTTTCACTCATTTTTCCATAAATGTATCCCTCTAAATTTATTCAAAGAAACAAAATTTGATATCATCCTTCCAACACATTGGTGTCACTACCATCTGTGGAAAGAATTAAGAGACAAATATCAACCCCAAGCGAAAATGGTTTATCATGTCGGAAACATAGAGAGAACAGAAACACTTGAACACGTTATAAGGTCTGTCCCTTACCCAGGAGAATGCAAAACTGATGTATTAGCCCATCAAGAACTCAATTTCGAAATTTACAAACATGTCCCTGTTAACACTAAAACAAAAAAAATAACTTCAGTCACACATGGTTACATGTTTAAAGATGAATATTTAAAATACAAGCAAGCAATGCCTGATTTTGAATTCAAATATTACGGAATCAATTCGCCTGATGGAATATTAAACGGAACACAAGAAGTCGCTAATCAAATGAAAATGGCAAACATTGGATGGACAACAAAGGTGCATGGTGGGCTTGGTCATTCAAATATGGGATGGATGTATTCAGGAAGACCTGTAATAACAAATATGAGCCAGCATAGGCTTTATGGAGAATGTGCGTTAAAGCTTTTTGAACCGAATGAAACATGTATCGATATTGAATCCGGAACGACAGAAGATGTTTGCAAAAAGATAAAGGAATGGATGGTCCCTGAAAAAGGAAATGAACGAGGAGCTGCTGCAAAAAGAAGATTCCATGAGGTAATCAATTATGATTCAGAAGCTGAATCGGTGAAAAAGTTTCTTTCGAACATATTGTAAGTAATTCATATGATCCCAAAACAAGCGTTCTTTGTTTATGGTGAACAAAATGAAAACCCTATGCCTGATTTAGGGAAAAAGAACATTGATGATTTTAGAAAGCTGAATCCTGAATGGAATGCACACCATGAACATTGAGGTTTGCATCATCGGGTGGAATCGTCCAGCATACTTGAAGCAAACCTTGGATGCAGTTTCCAACCTGACCAAATCGCCGTATGACATCAACGTGTTTCTGGACGGTGACAATTTGTCTGAACAGAGCATGGATTGTTATGACGTTGCGTGCCGTTGCTGTGGGGTAGAGCATGTGAAACTGAACAGTTCACGCGAGGGTATACCGGCACAGTGGTGGAAAGCGTTGTGCAGGACCGAGGAGGAAGGCGTGGATGCGGTTCTGGTATTGGAAGATGACGTGGTGGTGGAACCGCTCTACCTGGACGCTATTGAAAGCATGCTGCGCACATACAGTGACCCTCGCGTATCCTTTGTGTCATCATTCCCAGACAAGATTAACCCCTGCGCACCTTCCCTTCCCTGGACCACCGGGGACCATTTGCTTGGCGTGGCTACAACCAGGGAATCGTGGAATGCGATAAAACCTTACTACCAGCTTTTCCTTGACGGTGAGTTTCCAACACTGGAAGGAAACCGCGGTCCAAATCCTCTGGCAGGACAAAATGTTGCACTCTACACCGCAATGGCTCTTAATGGAAGCGTGCCACTGTTTTCAAAATATCGCTTGGCAAAGTATATCGGTGTGCATGGTGTGCATGGCACTCGGGAAGACTACGAACAGAAACAGTGGAGCACATTGCCAATCGACGCGTCTTTCATCCATGAACCAATGAATCAATGGTGGCTTGACAATGCCGTCCATTACGTTAAGGAACAATACATCCATGGCCTCACTAACTGAACACAACCTGGCCAAGTTAATTGAAACATACAGCCTGCACACGTTTGTGGAGTCTGGTTATGGTAATGGTGGCAGTTTCAGGTTTGCCAAACAACACGGGTTCCTTCAGTGGTTCAGTTGCGATGTGATAAAGGAATCCGCAATGAAGGGCCGGGATGCTTGGCCTGAAGATTGTGTTGCACATTGCAACTCAATTACCATGGTGTCAGCAATACAGCAAGCTCGCATGGTGCTTGGCATTGATATGGGCAATGTCTTGTGGTGGCTTGATGCCCATTTCCCAGGAGTGGATACAGGATTTTTAGACTGGGAAAGTAGCCATGATCAGTTTGGCATAACCAACCCAGCAGAATCAGAGCTGCAAGCAATCATGCTCGGACCTCACGAAAACGATGTCATACTTATCGACGATGCATTTTTGTTTCGTGCCGGCCTTATCAATCATCGCCTGGAAGACAGAGTGCCTGCTGTTTACAAAAGGTTTTTAGGATCACTAGAACCGTTTCTGGATTCCCTATCAGCTACCCACAGGATTAAGCAAACAGAAGGCATCACTGGCGCCTTGAGCCTATACCCAAAGGCAGTAGAGTGAAAACCAATAGCCAAGCATACCAGGATGTCGCTGCTTCTATAATAACTCCTGGCAAAGGGAGATACCTTGAGATTGGATCAGGAATTCCAGATCAAGAATCAAATACGTATGTTCTAGACACCGTTTTTGGATGGTCAGGTATATGCATTGATGCAGCAAATTACGATTACAGTTCTCGTTCATGTAAGTTCGTGAACACAGAAGCTGTCCGCTGGTTGCAGAATCACTGCAGGGATGAACGCTTTGACTACATAAGCTTCGACATCGATGAAACCACAACTCTAGCAGTTCAGGCTGTCTTGGATAATAATGTTCAATTCAGGTTTGCAACTGTTGAGCATGATAAATACAAGCATGGATACAAGTATCAAAACTCTCAGCATCAGTTCCTGTCTTCAGCTGGTTATGTTGCCATGTTCATCGATATTTGCACTTCATGGGATGAGGCGATGATATTTGAAGACTGGTGGTGCCACAGAGATGTTTGCGACAAAACACTTGGAGTTGGATTAAGCCCATTGGAAGCAATCAGGCAAGTCGAATCCAACATCAATTGTTCTCCAAAAACCGTTCAGCTTTCTCAACTGAAGTGAACACAGGTCCAACTCTTTTTCCGGATGGATCCCACACACGAACACCTGATCGATTGTCCACCTGTATGGCGCGGAATCCGGATGGGCTCATATATATGGCGCCGCCACGGTTGTTAAGGGTGCGGGAAGGAGAAAACCTTGTGCTTTCAGGAAGCCCAGCTGCTACTACCTTAGCTTTTGCTTCTTGCTGTAACTTGAGAGCATCTTCGTATTCAGTGAAGAGCGGGACGGAGTTCTTTACTTGATTGAAATCTCCTGATGGCGCCTCGATGATGCCTCTTGGATCCTTCACCATCAAAACCACATCTGGTCTTCCAGCCATGTCGTAAGGCCAATTTGGTGGAGCATATGTATCGTCCCAAGCTACCCTGGCAATTGGCTTGAATCCAAATTCAGAATAGAGATTAGGCAGGAATCCGTTGACATCGAATGCATCCAAGGTGGTTGAAACGCGAGCAGCTTCTTTCAATATTGGACGGATATCAGCTTTTGATGTTGGATGCTTGAATACAGAAACGAGATCACCGTCTTTTGTAACAGCGACCCCTGCTAATTTATCATCGGAAAGGAAAAGGGCAGTGTCTGATTTATTATAAAAATCAAGATCTTTTACCTGAACCGCAGCTCCAAGCTTATGGTCTTTCTCTGTGAGTGCTATTGCGGAGTGGAATTGGCTGCCAGCCCTTGGATTGTTAACGCTGAACCTGCTCCACGGTAGACTTGGGCGAGATTCTTTTTGCCGCTTTCCTCTGCCTTTAGACTTTCTTCCTCCGCTGTCAGTTCTGGGAACTCTGCGTCCAGTATCGACGTGTCCTCCACGTCCATATAGTAGATTTCCTCCAGACTGCGCCGCTTGCCTCGCTTCCTGTATGCTTCCTGGGATCGTTGCAGATTCTCCACCATCTCGGGATCCAGCCCACGACGGAGGAGAGATTCTGCCTCCGATAAGTTCTTGTCGTGATCTTTCATCGTCATTAAGATTCCATTTTTCTCGTGCATCTGCAATCACTTTTTTATCCCGCCTCGTTTCACTTGGGAATATCTGCCTGATGCCCTCCCATGTAATCGATTGCATTTGACGGGGGAGGAGTCCTCGCAATTCTGCTGCTTTTCTATATGCGTCAGCATATACATGATATGTTCCATTAACACCTGGACTGCCTTTTTTTGTTACTCCTGTTCCAAAGTTGTGTGAGACTGGAGTCGCATTCGCACCATATGGCTGAAGATGTCCCGCTGCTACTGCGTGGGTGTCAATTGTAACATCACCAAGAAGACTGTTTGGATCGATGATGTTGTTGAAAAACGATCGAACCTTGTGCATTTCACCGAGTTGATTGGAAATGTTTTCCATGCTCCCATCTTTCAATATGGAAACTGCTTTCTCGATTTCAGACACAGAACCCCATCCGTTTTTAGCATTGTCACCGTCCTTAGTGACATCTATCTGCTTAGGAGTTCCATCAGGCGCAATGACTCGATAATCTCGCCCATACAATGTTTGAGCCAGAATCCGAATTGCCCATCCCTGAAGATCTGAAGTTCCATCTAATTCAGCAATCGTTTTTCCGATGATCTTTTCAAAGTCTTCTCTCCTGTCATTCTTTGCTTTCTGATCAAGATCTTTATTGTATTTTAATCGTCGCTTCTTCTGTGTGGCAGTTTCCCCTTTTTTTGCAGTTTTCTTTTTCTTCTTGGGAGCTTGTGCGGCGTCAATAATCTGTTCGGCTTGTTCCCAAACCAAACCATCATCAAGTCTGGTGTCTTGGTGGTTCCTCCAGATGTCTAGCACTTGTTCTGCTTGCGCCACATTCATGAACCAGTTTTTCTGCGGACTCAGAACAGCCATTACGCCAGCAGTTTGAGGAGCTGTATAATTGTAATGATTTGCAAAATCGTTAGCTATTGAGAATGCTCCATCATACCAAAGCGTTGCCATCTCCCTTAGATCACCAGGGAAAGCATCATGAATCGCCAGCAAATTGTCCACCATCCAATCGATGTATGCTTCGCGTTTCTCTTTTGGATCAGTGATAGACCGGATCCTTTCTGGAACATGGTCGTAACTCATTTTCTCCATGTGATCAGCTAAAGCAATATCACCAACCATGTCTCCAGATATGTTGCTGGAATTAGGTGTAGAAACAGGTTTTGCTTTCGTTCCAAGTTTGGCTGTTCCAACGCGAAAATTATCTTGTGGCATCCTCTGCGGACTCATCATCCGCTTCACCTTCAAGTGATCGAATGGTCCGAATCCAAGCGGGGTTCCTTGTGGTGATGCGTTGTCCAAAGATCCAATACGTTCAAGTCTCAAGCTTGAGTAAATGCGTTCTGATCCAGAATCCCAGGAAGAGTAAAACGGATTGATTCCTTTATTGTTTCCTTGCAGGAATGCGTTTACAATGTTGTGCTTTTCATCTGACAATCCAGTTTTCCCAGGCAAACCGTTTTTGTGGTTGTCGATGTATTTTCGAGCATCCGCAAAGAACTGATCGACATCATTATTCCATGCACGAATCTTCCCTGAGTCCTGCCATTGCTTTGCCCGGGCAGCAACCTGGTCAAGGTTGATCATCCGGACAAGTCGATTTCCCTGACTGTCAATGAACCATTCATATGGAAGGTATCGACGTTCCACTGCTGGAATGGATCCACGATTGCGATACATTGAATTGATCCATGAATCACCTTTGCTACGAGTCCCGATACCAAAGTATTTTGAAGACAGAACCTCCCCATCCTTGATCGCCTTATTTATTGCATCAACCGTTCCTCGAAAATTTTCAAAACCAGGCATGTCACGCAATTCATCTTGCATGTATTTGCCTCTGGTTTCAGTTCGATTTGGATTGACCGTTCCATCGTTATTGTATCGATACCGAGTTCCAATGTTCTGGTTATCCTCTGTGACGACATCCTGGTCAGCGACCGCATCTTTGGTTTTTTTCCGATTATCTTTCAGCTGCTGACTGAATTGTTTTTTCGGAATGACTTGAACAGTTCCGTCTTTCGCAGTCTGAGTGAAGGATTTGATAGGACCATCGAAGTCAAAAGACTGATTCCTGACTGGATCAAGAGATACCTGGCTTGGTGCTTCCTCGCCTCGACGAGCAGCGTCATACTGTCGATCCAGTTGTTTAGTGTATTTCTTATAACTCTTTGAAAGTTTGGAATCTTTCTTCAGTTTCGATCGAAACACATTATTGTCGCCATACCCCAGAGAATTGAGTCCTTCACCTCCGCTCAACAAATTGAGTGCGTTGAATACTCCATATTTCGCCTGCTGCCACGCTTTGGAAAGCGGATCCAATCCAAGCTTCACATCCTTCCCAAGTGGCGCCATCGCGCTTTTCAACCCTTGTCCAAGCTTCGATTTACGAACATAATTGTGAAGCCCTTGACCAGCGGTTTCTGCCATGAACTGTTCCGAAAAAAGCTCACGTATCACCCAGTCTGGTTCCCCTGCATAAATACGAGTCTCGATTTCACGGACCTTTTTGCCGATGTCTTCTGGAGTAATCGACGCACCCTTTTGCTCTCCTTCAAGCAAGCTTCGAGCGTAACCGCGTTTCATGCTGTCCAGGTTCCCATAAAGCTCGGTCATCTTTTCGCGGATGTAGCCCTTGTCCACCAGTCCAGAGTCCCACATCGATTCTCCGACTTCATGCAGGATGTCCAATCCCGGCGCGTTGCCATCGCCATTGACAATGATGGACCTGGTCCCGGGATCATAATACGCACTGGATCCAAGAACCTTTTGGCCTTTTGCAAACTCATCCCCAGGCAGAATCTTGACATCGACCTTTCCGCGCAATAACTCCGATGCTCCGACTATATTTTCCCGGGCATCCTGTGGAAGCTTGTCGAATGTTTCATTGGATCCTTTGTGTTCACGCCTGAAAAGCTCTATGCTATTTGCCATGCGCTGGGCATCAGAGGCACCCGTCAAGGCATCGACTCCTCTCCCTACCACACTGCCTCCTGCACCCGCTACAGCTCCTCCTAGTGCGCCACTGAAGGCTTCTGCTGTGGTGTCTGCAGCAGCGGCACCCATTGCGCCACCGATCACGGCACCACCAGCGGCACCCTGCGCAGCAGACGCTCCTAAACGCAAAGCAGGATCCACAGCTCTCAAGGCATTTGCTGCTCCCCGCACTTTAGTGGGCAATGCCTTATTCTTGGAGATTCTCTCCATGAGCCCAAAGTTTGTCGGGAATTCAGGAAGATCCTTGATTGACTTTGTTAAGGCTGCGCCAAACGGCGCCAACCGATCTGCAGCTTCCACAGCAATCCTGCCTGCTGCAGTTCGCGCAGGATCCACAAATGCCCCAGCAGCGGTGGCGAGATTCTTTGCTCTTCCGATGTTCTCTGCTGTTTTCGGGAATCTTTCGACGAATCCTGATTTTGCCTTGTCAATTGCACCACCTACAGCCTCGATCCCCCGCCCTGTGGCTGTCCCTGCTGCCCTGAGCCCTCTCCTTGCCCCTACACCTGCCAGCTTGCCTGCACCTTTCGCCAGAGGCGCTCCTACTGCGCCAATGTCCATAAAATAAGATGCGCCTTCAGCCATGGCTGGATCGACATCCACATCATCGGTCCCCATATTTTGAGTGAACTGGAGGTGATCAATTAAGTCTTCCTCACCCAATCGGGCTTTCTCGCGCATTGCTTCAAGCTTTCGGATCTCACGCCATGCCCTAAACCTCTCACGGGTGTATTCCTCGTCCCTGGTGAGCTTGTGCTTGACCTTTTGAGTCATGATGCCCAAGTCTGCCGTTCCGCGCAGAACCCCTTCTCCCAGCGAATTTATGATGCGCCTGCCTCTGCCTTCGACCAGGTTACCCAAAGCAGCTTTGCCTCCTGCCTTAAGCTCTCCTGCCATGGATCCGACAATGTTCCATGCATCATCCATGGTGAAGTCTTGGTCCTCACGTCCTTCAGACCATTCCTGCCAAGCTTCGAACTCTGCATCAGTGTCACCAGGCACGTAGGTCATGTCATCCAGTGGAGGTGGGACATCTTCATCTTCTATATATTCAAAAGACGATGAACTTGAAATTGGCTCATCGTCTATATATTCAAAAGCAGAAGAGCTGCTTTCAACATGCTCTTCATCAAGATATTCAATAGGCATTATTTGGACCTTGCTTTTCTGTATTTTCCGCTTGGCTGAAGAATGAAGATTTCTTGACCTGGTTTTAACATGCCTGCTTCTTGGGCTTCATAGACCTCTTCTTCATTTTCAAATTCGCGACGATTTAATCGAAAAGGTTTTCCAGCCGCATACTCTTCAGGAAGACCAAACCGCCCCCCTTGATCGATGTATGATTGCCGCTGAATGTTTGCTGCGTCCTCATATGCTTTTGCAGCTTGCCGTGCTGCCTTGAGGAATTTGCGCTTCATGTCCGATGTGATAAAGCCACCTGACTTCAACCTTGTGTATTCGTTTACAAGTTGTTCAGGTAACCCCCCAGCTTTTGCCGCAACTTCAAATTCACTTTCACGCACAACTGATCTAGGATCCAAACTCTTCATGAACGTAAACACCATTGCAATATCCCCTGGCCCATCCAGTTTCTCTTTACTCATGATCAGGTTTTCCAGAGCAGCATACTGAGCATTCAAGCCTGAGAAGTTTTTAACAGGTTCACTTGCATGAAGTTTTGTGAACAAATCATTGGAAAGCTTGGCTTGCTCTTCATTTAGTCCACCTCTTTTTTGGGCATCGTTTAACTTTTGCTGATGCTCTCGTTGTAGATCTTGAACTTGGGCATCCCTATAAGCATTAAGGTTCTGCTGAGCCTTAATGTCGGATATGGTCTCCATTGCGCGGACTGACGGCGCAGCCCCAACTTTAGACATTGTTTCAGCATCACCACCAATCATGGACGCAGCATATGCTCGATCTGTCTCTGCCTGCTGCGCTGCCTCCTGCTCCCTGCTTTCTTGGCTTGCTGCATGCTCCATCCTTTGCTTGCCTTCAGCCATTTTCATTTTGTGAAGCTCAGAGGCTTGCTTGATGATCAGGTTTTCACCAAGGCCTTTGAGTTCATTGAGGCCAAGATTGTCAAGGTGGTCATTCCAAACTTTTTCTTCCATGCCATAGGCATCTCCGAATCCTCTCAGCTTGTTTCGAAGTCCTTTTGCTTCACCTTTTGCTTGCTGAAACTTCTCAATCCCTGCACCAATGCTCTGCCCCATGTTGGCTAGACTTGACGCAATAATCTGTCCACCCATTGGGGCAACAGATGGTCCGCGCATTCCTTGACCGCTCCATGTTTGTTGTGAGTATGGCATATCTTTTATCCAAAAAGTTTAGAAAATCCACCAGCATGTCCTGCCCCCCCCATCATTCCACCACCAATACTTCCTGCTGCACTCAATGCTCCACCAATCATACCCGCTTTTGCATTGGCTGAAGCGATTGCTGCATCTTGTGCTGCCTGGAAGTTTTGAGTATTCAAAGCCCCGGCATATGCAGATTCTGCATTGAATACATTCCCAGGATTGAACCCTTGCCCTTGCCCTGTAATACCTGCTGCCTGCCCAACCTGAACACCAGGTCTTCCGAGGATCGCCATGAACGGATCGGCGCTTGTTGCAGCGTTAATACCAATGACATTCTGAGCAAACCCTTGGCGCCTTCTTTGAAGCTGTTCTGCCTGCATCCCTTTAATCAGCGCCTCTTCACCAATGTCTGCCATGCCGTAGCCCATGCCTCTCGCTGCTTGGCCGGCCCTTACATGCTGCTCAAGCTCTCTCTGCAGTGATGGAGGCAGTGAAGCGCCGGCTTGCAGATCTTCAAGGGCTTGCCGATTCATTTCGTCGATTAATGCTGCCTGCTGCGGATTTGCGCTTTTGAAAGCATCACTTGCCCGACGACCAAGGCGCTCAACGTCTGCGATGTCAGATTCGCGTGAAACGGCCCTGCCAGCAGACTCGGCAGCAGACAGTCTCGGCATGACTTCTTGCTCGTATAAATCCAGCAACCCTGGCTCACCATCCCTGCCCATCATTGTGTCACGCAGGATGTCCAAATCCAGCTGTGCGTATGCTGCGCGACCGTAGTCAGGATTCGCTTCAGCCGCGAATAAATCAGGCGCCAATTCGATCTGAGCTTCAAGCGTATCTCTTGTTTCTTTTGCGTAGTCGCGTGGTGGTGGTGATTTAACTGAGCCCATCTTTATCTGCCTTTCTTAGGAATCTGTCCCAATCGTAAATTACTGCTTTTTCTTTTCCTCTTCGGTGCCATGCAATCAATGGCAGTTTAAACGGTGCAAGCTGCTGAAATCGTTGAAGCCTACCCTTGCCTGCTGCCAGGTAGACGAACCAGCAATCCGGATCCTTATGATCGAACGAGTGATCATTCCACCGATCGATGTTATCCGATTCAATAGGCTTTGCCATAATGAACGCATCATCACCAGAATAGACGTAGCCTTTCGCCAGGTAATTTGATAAATCGATCGTAAATTCTTTTTGAGTTCCTTCATACAGTTTCGCTGCTTCCTTTATTGGCTTCATTTATGCCCGATCAATTCGAAATAAGCTTTATCACCGGATCCGCTTGCATACCATTCGTGCATCAACCATCTCAATCAAATTTGTAAATTGTAGCAGAGGTGTAGATCTCAGGGTGTCCGCTAATATTTGACGCTTGCCCTAATCCTTGCGTTTGACTACTGGAACACCTGAATCTAATTTCCAGCACGGACTGCGTGGCAATAGTAAATCTCCCTTTAATTACGGAGTGGACAGGTAACCTGTCCCCGCTGTAACTTCGGCATGAGGTTCCGTCAATAAGCGTCGAAGCTCCTGTTGTGTCGTATAGCCATGCGACAAATCTGTCACACCCGTCTCCAGGCACCGCAGCATCTATCATGTATGTACCGGCTTCCAAGGTGATCTGGTTTGAGTCCAGTGTTGTTATGATACCGTCTGGATCATTTTGCTGGTTCAGATCTCTTGTTTGATCAACTGCCGAGTCACTATCGCCCCCTCCAACATTCGTTACCTTTTGATCCCACACATGAGCGACAGACGCAATAATCGATGCCGTGGACTTAGTCTCCCATTGTATCGTACCGGACCCGTCCGTGGATATATATTTGTTGGCACCATCGGTTTGAATTTGTGAGACGGAAATTGTTCCAATCCCAGCCTGCGCTTCCCATGTCGGATCAGCACCTGGTCCCTGAGTCTTTAGAAAATTTCCGCTAGTGCCAGGTGCCAGTGTAACGAGATCCCCATTTGAGTCGTAGTAAAGAATCTGTCCATGCGTGCCTTGAGCAAGCTTTACAAGAGCCAAGTTGTGGTCCGATATCTTTGAATTAATATCAATAGGGCTTGCAAGCTTCAAGGTCGTCACTGCTCCATCAGCGAGCTGAGAGGTGTCCAGAGTTCCGTTCAGCCGAATCGTTGGTGAGCCCAGAAGATTAAGCTTTGCATAAGTAACTTTTTCCGATGCCGAAAAATTGTAGCCCGATTTGACTGAAAAAGTGAGTGCCATGGTTTTAAGTTGTTAAGATCGGAATGCCTAAAGCAAATAGGTATCCTGTTTGAGTAGTGACTGTCGCACCATTGGTCCCGTGGTTGATCTCAAGAATTATATAATCATTCTCCTCCATCACGAAATCACCATAAGTTGCAGTGGACTCTTCTGTCGTCTTCATGTTTTGGATCACCTCAGAATGCGTCATGCTGTCCAATTGGGTGCCGCTTGAGTCATAACGAGCAAGCCTCATTGTTACATCCTGCGCCGAATTAGAACTTGTGGTTGAAATAGAGCACGCAACATGAGCATGAACTGGAACTTTGCCCGTATAGGTCAAGCGACTGTCAGACCCGAGGGAAAATTGATGCACCCGACTTTCTGTTGTGTTCAATGAATACACTGAATTATCTTCATAGTATGTGCCGTTGTCAGTGCATGTTGTTGCTTGAGCGGTTGTCACATAAATCGCCCCCATTGCGCTCTTAACTCCAAAATGCGATGCCCACCATTTTTGACTTAAATTGCTGACAAGGTCCACAACACCCTCTGGTGGAATTCTTACAGTTGTCACCCCAGAGTCTGCCCAGACAGATCCAGTCAAAGTGATCATCTCTGAGGTATCGTTTATGATTGTTTTGCGACTTATCTTTCCGCTGTCAGGAGCAGGAACAGCATAACTGGTTCCTGTCGTCAAAATGCTGACTGCCTTGTTGGCTGTTATGGCATCGGACTCGCTGTCGTCCAATGTCTGCCTGGCAGAATATGGAGTCCCAATCCCCACAGACGGGTTGCCTCCGGATCCATCAGCATTCGTCCAAGCAAGACCAGAGGTGCCTTCAAGTGTTCGAACTGCAGCAGCGCCAGACGAACCTTGAAGAAAAAGCATCCCGTCACCAGTGAGTTCGTCCACTGCACGAATATTTCCTGCAGCATAATTCAAATGCTGAAGAATATTGATAAACTCATCCCTGCTTGTTGCGTCTGTATCAACTGGGGCATTTACCGTATCAACCGAAAAATTTACTGTTCCATCTGGCATTACCAAAGTCCTCCATGAGTTCCTTGTCGTCGTTGGCCTGGAGTGCTTCCACTCAAGGCTGAATGCAAACGGACTCGACCATCAGTCCCTTCAATTTTAATTTGAAAATATGCACCCCTGCGATCAACGAGCAGGTTATGAGTGTAATAAGCGTACATGTCCAATTGAGTTCCATCTGCGTCCAATAGTGTCCCACCATTCGGCTCTGTCGGTTCCAGGACTACAGAGTAATCTTCTCGACCTTCTGTCGCATGATCCTGGTTTGGGTTTGCGATATCCCAATCATCAATTCCAAACGTAAGGTATTTCGTCCTTGACGGAAAGGTATAAGTTGTATCGTCCACCAAAACTGTCTCCTTCAAAACCCCATCGACAACAGCTGTCACCTTGTATTTCGGCGCCCAGGTTGAGATAAAAAGCTTGGCTTGCTGGATCCTGCGGCGATTGCCGGCTTCAAACCCGTAGCCCCGAGTCAGCACCATGAAATCGATCGGACGATCTTCAACCTCGTAAGCATTAGTGCAAATGACCTGCACATACGGATCATTCGATGAAATATAAAACGAACTTGAATTCGTGAACCTTACTCCGCAGTCCAATTGGGAGATGCTGTCTGTGTTATGAGTCCACCCATCGGTATTGAACCCGTCCCAAAGGTTATCTGCAGGCATCTCGCATGGATCCACGCTTGAATCAGTCCCGACACCCCACAGCTCACCAGACTCCGCATCTGTGACATTAGTCTCCAAGCTTTCGATGACATTATCGCCAGCATCATTGACCAATTCATTGTCGGCATCATCGATAATTTCACGATGTCTGGTGACCCTGACAGATGTCCCGTTATTCACCTGAAGAGTGCTACCATCTTCCGGATGCCCTTTTAAGAGAACATCACAATAGAAGCTGTTCTGAGCAATTGGAACACCTTCAAGCTCTCCATATTCATAAAGCCCTACAACACCCGAATACGTTACATAAAACAGGTGCTCCGATCCTTGCCAGTCTGCGATGAAAAAATATTTAACCTCAACCGCATCCCCGTCATCATAACCTGCCCAGGCCTGATTCAAAAAATCATAAACCAGAACCGCATTGTTCTTTTGACTCCCATCAATAGGGACACTCAAATAATACCGATCTCTCCAATAAGCTCCACACGCAGTTTCTCTTGCTATTGAAAAATCAATCTTATCTATCACAGGTTGAATCTGCGATGACTGAGGCAAAGTCACTCCCTGAAGCTTGTTGAGTTCTGTTTGCTTCAACGATACGACTCCTCGCTGAGACAGGAACCACAAGTCTCCACCAATGCTGGCGACTGACCTTTGCCCGACCAATCCATATTCGGTGGTGATTTGATCCAGCGTTGCATTCGATTCCCAATCACCGATCAAATTGCTGACCGCATAAATGGAAGTGTCCTTAAAAACGATCACTGTCGTGTCGTTAAATTTGACGCATCGAACAATCTCATCTGAATCACCCTGATTGATTTTGAACGATGAATAGACAGGATCGTAGCTGGTGTAATCCAGAATGTCAGAAACCGCAACATGATCGCCCTTATTCCCGCCAGACGGAACATGAGGAACGATTAATCTGTTCTGGAAAAAGAGTGAGTTCTTTGCGTTTGGGATGTTCTCAGTGCCTCCCGCACCAGACGCACCTGGAGCTTCAATAAATCCCTCTTCAAAATTTGATAGAACAAGATGTTTTTCATTTGGTCCCCGGCTCAATATGCATTTATCAAATGCCTGTGTGAACCAATACAAATCTTCTGTGTTTGTGTCCTGATATTCAGAGGTTGTCGGAACGGTTAAAGAGACGCTGACGGGTATTTTCTCAGGAGAATTGCCTGGACGAAATCTCCAAATATTTATGCTTGCTTGGTTGGTGGACGAGGCTATTAAAAACCAATCATAACCATCAGGGTCATTCCATACACCAACCCCATACACATCTTCGAAAGCACCGGTTCCAATAATCCTTTGCCAGTTGATGTCTCCATTCTGCCATTCAATGTCCCATTCAAATCCCCTAACATCACTGAACGAAAGAGGCATCATTCCTTTCCTGGGCTCGGCTACTCCGAATCGGAATCTGGCATTCCGAGCATCTGCGACATAACCAGGCTGTAGCAACTGTGGGGCAGTCCGCATATCCACACCGATGAATCCGCGATCCCCATCCATCTGAGGAACGTCATCATTTTGCGAATACGTTCTATGCCCTGTCGTCATTTATAAAAGCCAGCCTTCACTAGAGTCTGCTCTAAGGTTTTATTCGACTGTTCCCAATTCAACCTCATCCCTCTTTCTGAAGCTTTCAGCTCCTTCTCTGTCCTTCTTCGGTTATAAAGCTCACGCATTCGATCGACAAGATCTTCCTTTTTTGGCTTCGCCCAAAGGCCACCATTGTCGTAATGGTTTTTGGCAGGTTCTAAGTCGAACCCAACAGGAAAGCCAACTGAATCATCGAAAAACTCGGTAATACCGCCAAATGGAACGGCAATCACTGCTCTCCCAGTTGCCATCGCTTCATGTTGCATCAAACCCCATCCTTCCCCCTTGCTGGCAGAAACAAAGCAATCAATTTTCTCATACCATTTCGCAAGCTGATTTCGGGTCCAGAATGCCTTCATCAATTTGATTCTGTCATCATCAAAATTAAGATCAGGATCATCAGGATAACATTTAATGACCAGACGAACGTCCTTGACTCGCTTTGGAAAAGCCTTTCTCCATGCATCAACAACATCTTGAAGTCCTTTTCGACACCCACCTGCTGCGGTTCTCCCAGCGGTTCCGAAAACATAATAGTCTTTCTGAATTGGTGGGGCATATTTGAAGATGCTTGTATCGATGCCCATGTTCACTTTTGCCATGGGGCGCCTTACGCCTTGCGCATTGAACGTGGAAAGATTGAATGTGGATGGAACGATCACTAGCTCTGCTCTGTTGAGATTTAATATGGCTTCCTTTGGCAATCGTGTCGTTTCCCACATCGTATTGTAAACGATCTTTTTTTCTCCATCTGGATAGTAAGTTGGGCAATGGATCACCATCTCCCACGTTTCCAACTGATGTTTGTATACAATTGATTCCTGAATCAATTTAGGAATCTTCGCTTTGCTTAACTCTGTCGTGATCGGATATATTGTGGTATCCCTGCCAAGCTTCGAAAGTCCCTCTGTAACACGAAAAAGGTGGAGAGAATACGATGAGTATCCATCCACCACACCCCTCAGACATGATCTTTTCATATTAACTTTTCAATGTTTTTCCTCTTTCCACTTCCAGGTTCTTAATCATCGACATGATGCTTAGTTTTTCATCACCGCTTTTTGATGCCTCAAACCTGCCTTGAAGTTCTCTTATATGCTTGGACAATGCGTTGTCAAAACCTTGCGCCATCGCCTTGCCGCTATTGCTTGAGTTGATGAGAGTGCGGATGAAAAACAACATCAAAAAGCAACCCGCTGCCAATGCTATCAACTTAATACCACCAGGAATACTTTTCTCAATGCCACCAAGCAGAGACTGATCTCCATTGCCCTGTTCGCTAGAGTCCACAGACCATTCAACAGCACCTCCATTTTCCGATTTAGACAATGCTTTAATTGTCGCAGTGATACGTTCTGTTTGATCTCTCGACCACCTCTCAGACACCTGCGTTGTGGCGTTTGCCTGGCGCTCGACGAACGGAAGCGATGCGCACCCTGTGAAAATTGTAATGAGCAACGCACAGCTAATCGTCTTTGTTGTTAACAATGATTGTTTCATTGGATCTTTCTTTTATAAAGTGATACCAAACAAGGCATGCCTTCCCAATCATATAAACCAAAGTGACTGCAGCAATGCTGAATTTGAAAAACAAATCGATGTCACTGCTGGTCACTGTCCATCCTAAAAACGCAGCCGCAAGCATGCGACATGCATCTAACGCATCATGTCCCAATTTGTAAACCATTTAGCATGCCTGTCGTCCGCCTGCCTTTATTCCTCCGGTGTTACAGCAGCATCAAATCCCGCCATGATGTCTTCAACCGAATCCATTGTGATTTGGTTGGATGCATTGTGGGCAGTGACTGCTGCGGCGATTTGTGTGACCAGTGCTTCGGTGTTGGCACGGTTAACTGGTTCGCTCAATTCCTCCCGTGCTGCCAGCAGTGCCTTAGCTTTGGCTAACAGTTGGAGGATGGTGCTTTTGCCATTATCGGCAGCAAGCTGTGCGTCAAGGCCAGAGATTTGGCTTCGTAGATAATTGATTTTTGGGTCCATAGTTTTTATTGAATTTGGTAGGTGCCTGAGAAACGGATTTGAGTTGTTGCTGTAAAATTAGCCTCAGTCAACCCCGTGCTGCCAGCGGCACCCCAGTCATAGAGCGTTGCATTCGTTGTATTATTATTTATCAGACCATTAAAAGCCGACGTCAGTGACGCCATATTGGAGGCTCGCCCCATCACCAGCGTGCTCCCTGAATCAGTTGTGTTTCTGGCAGTAAAAGGCAGACCCTCAATTTTAGCGGTCCCCGTATCAGTCCCAGTTGCCGTCAGGGTTATATTTCCCTCAAGATGAACTACATCACCAATCCTCGTATAGTAACCTTCCTGCGCACTGTAAGTTATTCCTGTAGAACCACTTCCAAAAGTTATAGTAGGAGTCCACGTTCCAGTTTCATACACTGGTTGTTCCCGCCCAGTCAATGTGACACTGGTTCCTGTCCCGACAAAGGCATTGTCGCTCAGGTCATACAGTTTGTTGGTGCTGGTGTCGTATTGCTCTGCTCGGAAGTCTGCAAGTGTGCCGATTTCGGTGACGGTTACACTTGAAATATAGACGTAATCTGTTCCTGGTGCAGCATTGGTCTGGGAC